TTAGCACATCTCCCCGATTTCGAAACATATTTTGTAAAAAGCGAGTATGTGGCTACACGAACTCACGCCTACATCCCTTAAAAACCGAAAGAATGGCTATGTATACAGCAATGTTACTGCTTTGTTCTATGTATTCTCCCGGAGAATGTATACAAGCGACAGACAGCAAGGGTCCGTACCTTACAGAAGAAGAGTGTCAAGTACGAATAGAAGAAATGGCGACAGATACACGCCTTCTTTTTCCGTATTTGGTCGTTGCTGGCGTACGTTGTGATTACAATGGTGGTGAAAGTACATAAATTATGAACTTGATGCCCCAACAACCCGCCAAAAAGCGGGAACTAACCACTCAACAGTCCCTTTTTCTTGACATACTGTTTGAAAACGGTGGAAATATCACCGCTGCAGCTACAGATGCGGGATATTCGGTAGGCAGTGCGTCTTGGTTACGCAAAACACTAGCCGATGAGATAGTAGAACGCACAAAAGACGTGCTATCTATGAACGCATTTAAAGCAGCAAACAGACTTGTAGCGACAATAGACAACCCCGCCCCCGAACGAGGTGATGATCTACGTCTCAAAGCTGCCGAAAGCCTTCTGAACCGTGTAGGAGTCAAACAAGCGGAAACAATCAACCACAATGTAGCAGCGGTTCACGGTGTAGTCCTGTTGCCCCCAAAGAAAGAGGTCGTGATCGATGGCTAGAACATCAAGAGGAAGAGATACTACGGGCAAACTTGGTAAGGCCATAGAAATGTATGGAAAGTTTAGGGATTCTCTTATGGAAATAACGCCCTTAGTCGATAAATTAAACGCTTATGACAAAGAAGCCGTAGCAGTTAAAAAAAGTTTACAAGGTTTTGAACCTGACAATCCGAAGTATTCAGACTCCGAAATTAAAAAGTCTATACTGTCTAGGCTCGGCGTTGCCTCTGGAAAGTACGATGATTATGATGTTGTTAGTAAGGATAGTGCAGGAAATCCCATGACCAGAAAAGAACAAAGAGAACAAAATCCAAGCGGATTTAGGTACGGTGGTAAAGTCTCTAGGGGTCGTCCCGCACAGGGAAGCATGGAGAAGTCCTAGTGGCAGGACGCCCTAAGAAAGACCCCAACGCCCCCAAAGCCTCGTACAATCTGTCTGTAAAGGAACGTGCCCGCCGTGCTGCCCAAAAGAAACTGAACGGGGCCAAACGCCGCGCAGCAAAGACAACCAAAGCCGCAGAAGACAAACGCCGATACGCCCGCAATCTTGAAGCAAAGATAACAAAGGTGGAGAAAGCACTTGTTGGTACCGAAACTAAAGTTGTTGATCAAGGCGACCTATCGGAACTGCCTGAAGCCGTTTCAGAGTTGGTCAAGGACAGTGAAGTTGTATTCCAGCCCAACGCTGGGCCTCAAGAGGAATTTCTTTCTGCTGGTGAACGCGACGTATTATACGGTGGTGCAGCCGGTGGCGGAAAAAGTTTCGCGCTTCTTGCGGACCCGCTACGCTATTGTCACAATAGCAACCATCGCGGTTTACTGCTTCGTCGCACTCTGGACGAACTAACAGAACTAATAGACAAGTCACGACAACTGTACCCCAAAGCATTTCCCGGTGCAAGGTTTCGGGAGTCAAAGTCAACGTGGCACTTTCCCTCCGGTGCAACAATCTGGTTCACCTACTTAGACAAAGACAAAGACGTAACCCGCTTTCAAGGACAAGCATTCAACTGGATAGGCATCGATGAGATTACGCAATACCCCACGCCTTATGTTTGGGATTACTTGCGTTCTCGTCTTCGTTCTACTGACCCTGAACTCCAGCAACACCTGTACATGCGCTGCACTGCCAACCCCGGAGGAGTGGGTGGTTGGTGGGTCAAGAAAACCTACATCGAAGGAACTCCAGAAAATAAGCCTTTTCCTGCGTTCGATATAGAAACAAAGAAGCAGTTCGTGTGGCCCCCCGGCCATGAAAAAGAAGGTCAGCCGCTGTTCTTTAGAAAGTTTGTACCAGCACGACTGACTGATAATCCTCATCTCATGGCAGACGGCCAGTATGAGGCCATGCTTAGATCGCTTCCAGATGTCGAACGAAGGCGGCTTCTTGAAGGGGATTGGGATGTAGCAGAGGGTGCGGCCTTCCCAGAGTTCTCTCGCACCAAACATGTCGTTGAGTCGTTTGAACTACCAACCAACTGGCCGCGTATACGGATGGCTGACTACGGGTACGCCGCACCATCCTGTGTACTCTGGGGTGCAATCGACTGGGACGACAATATCTGGATTTACAGAGAATTATACGAAAAACACTTGACAGCAGAACAACTAGCTGATAGAATACTAGAAGCGGAACAACTAGACCCATTACCACACTACACGGTCCTTGACTCGTCTTGCTGGAACAAGACAGGTTTTGGGCCTTCAATCGCAGAGGTAATGATGAGAGCGGGTGTTCGCTGGACGCCAGCAGACCGCAATCGCATTCAAGGCAAAATGGAAATACACCGCCGCCTAGCTGACAACCCGTACACAAAAGAACCTCGCATCCGTTTCTTTTCTACGTGCAGCAACATAGTCAAACAGATTGCTGGCATCCCCCTATCTAAAACAAACAGCGAAGACGTGGATACAAAGGCAGAGGATCACGCATACGATGCGTTGCGCTACGGAATGATGACACGCATGAGTGGCTACGCTTCCATACACAAACAACTGGGTGCGATTAAGAACCACGTCCACCAAGTTCAAGATGAAGTATTCGGATACTAATTGATGGCGAAAAGAGTAACAAAAGAACAGAAGCAGAATATGACGTTGCGCGAACTGTTTGAGTTCGAAGCGTCTATGAAGCCCGATGGAGGTGTGCCTAAAGAAGTAGAATATCACCTTAAAAGGCTAGATGGCATTGTAGATCAAACTACAGGCACTCCTGTCTTAGACTTAGTTGTAAAGGACATAGATGTTGGTCAAGTATTTGGCGACGTTATATCTGACAGTCCATTCA